ACAATAACCAAATAACAGAAGAAGTAGTTGTGTTCAAAGAAGCAACTCCAAGATTTCAATTATTTAACTTACCTTTGCAAAACAATTTAGACATCCACAGTAAATTAAGTATTAGTATTTTTGCTAATTCAATCAATAAGTTTATGGCACTTGATAATGCTTTTGATAGTTTAAACAATGAGATTGTTATGGGTAGAAAAAAAATAATGATTTCAAACAAAGCACTAAAACAAGAGTTTGATGGCGAAGGGAAAGAAGTAACATACTTTGATACTAAGCAAGGTGTTTACCAAGTATTCAACACACCAGAAGAAAGCAATGAAAGTCTAATCAAAGAAATAGATATGGACCTAAGAAATGAAAAGATTGAAAAGGCAATCAATTCATATTTAGGGATTATTGCAAAAGATATTGGGCTTGATAGCAATTACTTCAAATTTGACGTTAACAGTGGTGGTGCAAAAACAAGAAGAGAAATCCAATTTATAGATAACAACACACAAGCAGTTAAAGTAAGATACCAAAGAATGATTGAGAATAATTTAAAGCAAATGGTTGATGCTATTTTAGAATTATTAGGTACCAAAGAAGTAAAAGATAGGTTTGAAATTACATTTGGATATGGTGTTTTAGAAAGCGACACTGAAAAAGGGCAAAGACTAATGCAAGAGTTCTCAATGGGAATATCATCTAAACAACATTATTTAAGAGAAATGTATGGTTATGATGATGAGCAAATTCAAGCAATGTTAAATGAGATTGAAAACCCAACAACTAATGATTTAATGAACACTACCCAAACAGAGCAAGAATATACACAAGAACAAGCAATCAATGATTTCCCACAATTAGCAAATGATATCCCACAATTATTTAATTTGTTTGGGAATATGCCAAGAACAAGAACAATGGCATTCCAAAATTATCCATTGCTAAGGAGAGAATTAATTGAAGCAACGTATGATTTAGGTTTTGATACAATTGAAAATAATCAAATATATACATTATTAACATCATTACTAAATACTGCACCAATGGAGTAATATATGAATTTATCAAGTAATTATTACAACAACAAGACCACAACATCTAAAAAAGTTCTTATCAATATGCAAAAGGAAATTGATTTACTATTTGAAAAAACTATCAACAATGTAAAAGGTGATGGTTTTGAATTCCTTAATAATTTAGAGATTGCAAGAATTGAGTTTAACAATAAAGCAATTAGGATCATAGATAAATACCAAGTTGAATTGGAAAAAGAAAGCAGTTATTCAATTGAGCAAACAGGAGAAACATTTGGGTTTGGTTGGGATAGTCAATTTAAGGAGCATATAAATGAAGTGGATTGACAAGGAAGACAGTAAAGTTAATGCTAAGGTTTTGGAAAATCTAAGGACTAATTCATTTGAATTGCAAAAGAACTCTAATTTATTAAAATCAAGACTTGATGAAGACTTTAAAGATGTTATTATGGATGCAAGAGAAAAGATACTTGCAGGAGAAGAAGTTGGAATGGTTAAAAATGAAATGATTAGAAAGAATTACAAAGGGAAGACTTTCAAGACAATCATAATCAATGGTAGGCATTACAATTACACTAAATACCAACTAACAGCAGTAAGGAACGCAATCAAGACCACTGCTTTAACAACTTCACTTGCAAGGATTGAAGAGTTTGGAGTTGATACTATACAATTTTCTATAAATCAAAAAGATAGTCGTATGAGACCAGCATGTGAAATAGATCAAGGTAAAGTATGTTCTCTTTCTAACTTAGAATATAGAGTTAGAGATTTTGATGGAAACATCCAAAAAGTAATCCCAATAAATGAAACAACATATGGGGAAGTAGATGGGATGTTAGGTATCAATTGTAGACACCAACTCCACCCATATTTTTATGATAAGAAATTATAGTTATTCACATTGATTGTGAGTAACTTTTTTATTGTGAATAAATACCATATGCAACATTTATTTGGTATATTTATATTAAGGTGGAACTCCTTGATTTGAAAATATTGATTTATTTTTAATTCAAAACAACTATGAAGTCTGGAACGACTAAAAACTAAAAGGAGAATGATGAACAAGGAACAAATTCAAGAATTATTAAAGAAAGCAGGAGTTGAAGGTGTTGAAAGCATTAATTTAGATGTTGTACATACTGGAATTAATGATTTTGGAACAACACTTAAAAACAAAGGTATTGAAGAAGGTAAACAACAAGTTAACAAAGATGAAGTTGTTGTTGAATTTCTAAAAGAAAAAGGTTTTAATTCTATTGATGATTATGATAATTTTGTTAAAACTACAAAAGAACAATTAACTGATGTTGATAAAGTTAAGTTGGAGTTAGATAACAAATTAAAATCATATGAAGGACAATTAGAAGAGATGAAAAAATACCAAGAGCAATCTAAAACTCTTGAACTTGAAAACAAATTCATTAAACAAGGGATTAAAGATGTAGATTATGTCAAATTCCAATATTCACAAGCAAAAGATAAAGAAGATTTCAATGAAGAAGAATTCTTTAATGGTTTAAAAGAAGAGAAACCTTATTTGTTTGGAGAAGACAATAACAATACAAATGTTGTTGCAAAAGTAGACACAAGCAATAACAATGACAATGGTGGAGAATTAAGTGATTTTGCAAAAGGTGCAGGATTAACAATAGACGACATCAAATAAAAAAACTAAGGAGAAATTATGGCACACGTATTAACAACAAGATATGGTAAAGAAATAGCAGCATTATTAAGAGTTTCAATGCCACTAGTAACAAATGGTATTTTCAACACAACTTACCAAGGAGACCCAAAAGCAGGGATTGTAAAAATTCCAGTAAGAGATGGAGAAGTTCAAGTTCAAGATTACGATATTCAAAATGGAGCAAATATCACACAATCTTCAACTTCTTACCAAGATTTAGTGATCAACCAACACAAAGCAATCAATGAAATGATTGATGGTTATGAAGCAGCAGCAGTTCCTGATAATTTAGCAGGACAAAGATTAGAAAGTGGAATTTATGGGTTAGGTTTAGCAATTGAAGCACACTTAACTGATATTTTAGAAACTGAAGGTGAAGATATGACAAACACTACACCAGCAGATTCATCTAATATCTACACTCAAATTGTTGAAGCAAGAACAATTTTATCTGAGAAATTTGTTCCAGCAAAAGGAAGATGGTTATTAGTATCACCAGCAACAATGGCATTATTATTATCAAATGACCAATTTATTAAATCTACTGAAACATCAGTAAACAACATGGTAGAAGGATATGTTGGTAAAATTGCAGGATTTAATGTAATGGAAAGCACACTTTTAAGTGCAAATGTTGACTTCATTGCAGGGCACTCACAAAATGCTCACTTTGTAGATGAGTGGAAAGTTGACCCAAAAATTGAAGATTTAACAAATGAATTCATTGGTTCAAGTGCAGTTAAAGGTCGTAGAGTTTACGGTTCTAAGATTTCAAAAGCACAAACAATCCAAATTAAAAAGAATGCATAATAAGGAGTAATATGTTAATTGATTTACAATTATGGAATACTTATTTTGGAACTCAATTAACTGAATTACCTTTTGGGGAAAGAGAAGAAGGTATTTCTCTTTCTCTTTTTTATTCTTTGTTTCCTAACATACCAAAAGATTTAACAACAATCCCTATAAATGATTATCCATATTTTGAGAAAGCATTAATGGAACAACTAAACTTTATGATTGAGAATGCAAGTGTTATTGATGGAGAAGTTGGGAATATTACTAATGAAAGTATTGAAGGATACTCTTATAGCAAAGACCCAAACAAATCAATTTCAAGTGGTAATCAAACATTAAGGTTATCTCCAAATGCTGAGAATTACATCATGCAAGCAAAATTAGGATACATGGGAGTAAACATTGATAAGCAAACAATTATTAATTGACACTATATTTGTCATCTCTAATGAAGATGATGGAGATGGTGGAAATGATGTTATGATTGAAATCAATAATGTTAGATTTACAAAAGGAATAAATTTAGGGAATAACACAAAGGGAGATTTGGTTACAGGAGAAAGAAAAATCTATGTAGATAAAAAGTATTCAACTCCATACGACTTCAAAGTTAATGATAAAATTAAATTTGAAGGAGAAGATTTTACAATATTTAAGATTGTTGAAGGAAGAAATTACAATTCACACCATAAGGAGTTATATGTTAGATAAAGTCCAGGGGTGGTTAGACTTTGAAATTAGGAAAGTAACTGATGTTGAAAAAACTTGGGTTGATACTTTCAAACCAAATAAAAAGAATAGTAAAAATCAAATAGTTATTAGATTAGTTTCAAGCAAGAACAATTTAGATTTGTGTGGAAATACACAATATATGGAATACAATTTTGAAATATTTGTAGTCGGAGTAGAAAAAAGAACCAAAACAAGAGATTTAACTGAACAAATCTATAATCAATTGAATGCAAGAGATAGAGATACATATAATGATATTACAATTATATTATCAAGGTCAAGCAATCAATCATTCCAATTTTTAGAGAATGATAAAACAAGTGTTAATAGATTTGAAATAAAAATTTTAGTCAAGATGACTTAGAAAGGAATTAATATGGAAGCGACAGGAATGGGTGTAGAATTACACATTAAAAATGCAACAGGGGATTTTGAACCAATATGTTTAACTGACGCAACTTTTGATGAAGGTGGACAAGTAACAACTTGGAGAACACTTTGTGACCAAGGATATTCAAAATCTTTCAAAACAGGATTTGAACCAACATTAGAAGCAGTTTACAAATTTGATGATGAAAGCGAAGCACAAAAAACAATTGCAGGGACTAGATTTAAATTAGGAAAAGATGCAATCTTAGAATGTAAATTAGTTGATGTAACAGAAGGTGTAAACTTAGAATTTGAAGCAATTGTTGAGACACACTCTAAACAATACTTAGTTGATGATGTGATTGAAGTTTCAAACACTTTCAAAATTAATGGAGAAATAACAGAAACACCAATTTTACCATAATGAAAATTTACAAAGATTTAGATGAAGCAAATAAAGCAATCATCAAATTAAGTGAAGATGTTCATAAAGAAGCAGTCCCAATGATCACACAAGAATTACTTAAAGATAGTAATGTGCTAGCACCATTAGACACTGGTACCTTAAAGAATAGTGGTGTTGCTGATAGTGATTTAGAGAAGGGGACAATCCAATGGTTGGTTTCCTATGCTAAAAAAGTATGGGAAACGAATAGAACTGGTGTTCCCAAATGGGGAATAAAAGCATTTGATAACAACCACAATAAATACCAAAGGATGTATACAAAAGTATTCAACGATAAAAAATAAAAATAAATAGGGGCTAAAATGGCATTAAAATTTGAAATTAAAAAAATAATATTTAAAACACAAATAGATTTACAGATAGGAGAAGAAACTATTTCTTTTCCTATTTCTATAAATGATGAAGAATTAATTGAGATTACTGATATAATCCAAAAAACACAAGTAGAATTATCAGGTAAAGAAGATGAAGAAGTTTTAGAATATAAAAATGAAGAAGATGACAAAAGATTAGCAAGCATTATTTTCAAAGAAAACAAAGATAAGATTTTTGAACTTGTTGGACAATATTATTTCAACAATATTTTAGAAAGTTTATTAATGGAAATGCTAGCAAGAGAAAGCAAAAAGAAAACAAGTAAAGCAAATAGAATAGCAAAAAAGCACATGAAGAGATAACATTCTTACTTAATGAAGATGATAAGATTAAACATTCTTATTTAGCAATAGATGTATTGCAAGTAATTAAGTTATCTCAAACAATTAAAGATACAAAAGAACAAACAATCAAAGTGAGTAGGATTGTGGACATAAATGACTTGGAAATACTATTTAAAGATAGATGGAATAGTTCTATGGGTGATAACACTGATTTAAATGATTTAAAAACATTTGATTATTGGAAGGATATGGACTTATTAATAGCATATGGTTTTGACTTTGAAAATGGGACTTGGTTTGAGTTCTTGGGATTTTTAGAAAAGATTATGAACGAAAAGAACGCCTTAACAAAAAGGATGGATTATAGATCATACAAGAAACCAAGCAATTCAAAGAATGCTCAAAAGCAACAAGAAGAAGCAATGCATTCATTCAATACAAATATGAAGAATAAGTATTCAATTTCCAAGGATGCAAAACAAAGAGAAAAATCTCTAAAAGAAACAACAAGCAACATGAGATTAATGGCAACAAAGAAATAAAATGAAAGGAGGTATTTATGGCAGATGGAGTAGTTAAGTTTATAGTAAATTATGACACTGACCAAGCACAAAGCAACATTAAGAAATTGCAAGGTGCAACTACAACAGCTTCTAAAATTAGTGCTGGTGCATTTGCTGGGATATCAGGAGCAATAGTTGGGACTACAAGCGCTCTTGACACTATTGCCAAAACAGCAAAAGCAACTGGTAGTTCAAGTGTTGGTTCTTTCTATGCTATGAAGCATGCGAGTGATTTGTTTGGTATATCAGCAAGTGAGTTATCCAAAACATTATTCTATGTAAATGTAAGGGCATTACAAAATGAAGAAGCATTTAATGCAGTAGGGATTGCTACAAGGGATGCCAATGGTGAATATTTAAGTTCTACTGAAATATTGATGAACATGATTGAAGCATTTAAAGGAATGTCAAAAGAACAAATCATTACATTTTTAGCACAAAATGGGATGTCAAGAGCAATTCTTTTCTTCTCAAAAGTTATGGTTGATGCTGATGGTTTTATAGCACAATATAATGAAAAGTTAAAAACAAGTGGTACAGATATGGATGAAGCAGCACAAAAAGCAGAGAATTTTCAAGATGCATTAACTGAATTAAAAAGTGCATTATTTGAAATGTTAGCAAATCTAATCATTTGGATTAGTGAGAACCCCAAATTGTTTGCTGGTATTATGCTTGCAATTGGAGCAGTTGCAATATTGGCGCCTTTGTTATTTGTAATGAACCAAGGAATTTCATTGATAACAGTTATTCTTCCTTTAATGACCAAAGGTTTAGGTCTAGTTACCAAAGGTTTAGGTCTAGTTACCAAAGGAATTGGTGGAATGCTTAAAGGACTTTTAAAGTTAATCCCTAAAATATGGGCAGAAGTTGCAGCATTAGGAGCAAAGGCAATAGCAATGATGGCAGCATATTGGCCTATTATCTTAGTTATTGGTGGAATTGCTTTATTGATTTTCATTTTAATTAGAGTAATTAAACAAATCAAAGAAGCAGGTGGAATTATAGAGTGGTTGAAAGAAAAGTTTGAATGGTTAGTAGGACCAATTCAAACAGTGATAGAATGGCTTAAAAATCTATGGGAAGCATTCAAAGAAGTATTTTCTTGGATTAAAGAAAAAATATTTGTTCCAATAGCAGAATGGGTTAATAAATTATTTGTCGAACCATTTAAAAAAGCAATTGGAAAAGTTAAAGATTTGTTCTCTGATTTGAAAGATACCATCAAAAACATATTTGATGGAATAAAGAATATTATTAAAGGTGCTATAAATGGAATTATTGGTTTCTTCAATGGTTTGATTGGTGCTGCTGAAACAGTTGCAAATGCTATGGGGAAGATAATTGATCCTTTGATAAAAGCAGTGAATGTTATTCCTGGTATAAATATAGATTTTAGAATGAGTGAAGTTACATTCCCAAGAATACCAACATTAGCGATAGGTACCAATTTAGTAAATCAAGATGGTCTTGCTTTCTTGCATAAAGGAGAAGCAG